GGGAATGTTCCACCTAAAGTTTGATTAGTTGTATTAACTTCTACTCCACTACCAACATCTGTAAAATTATCTGATGAGAAATCATCTTCATGAGTTAAACTACTGGCTAATTTAGTGTAAATCTTTCTAGTATCAGTTTCTTCAAATCTTGAACCATCTGGTACGTTTGTTGCATTATTATAATCAGAAGATGTTGTAGTAGTTGAAGCTGAATATGAAAATCCTGTTGTTTGAACATCAGATACTCCTCCATTTCCAGCATCTCCACTTCCTGCAATTAATCTAAAAGTTCCAGACTGTCCACTTGATGTGTATTTTAATGAACTACCCTGATAGAATTCTACGTCAGTTCCGTCAACTACAATTTTAAGTTCTGTGCTTCCTCCAGTCCAATTAACACTTGTGGTTTGTACACTACTTCCAGCAACATATACTCCTATATATCTATTTGATAGACCTGTTGTGTATGCTTCCCATCTTAAAACTGCACTTGTATTAGCATTTCCAAGAGAGGATACAGATGTAGCTGTTGGAACTAAATCAACAAATACTCTAGTATTATGGTCTCCTCCAGTAAGTTGTGGTTTAAAAACAATTTCCCCTGAAGCTCCTGCTTGTACTACTATTGTATCTTCTGAATCCTCGATTTTTCCTTGACCTGAAAAAGATATATTATTACTACCATCTACTGTTGAATTTATTTTAGTTGATGTATTCCAATCAGCATTTTTATCTACTGATGTTTCTGTTGTAGTAGTTGTAGTTGAATATCCTGTACTTGTTCCTTGTAATCTACCACCAGAATTATATATTATTGTCAATTTTAATTAAAATATCCCATAATATAACATAATCATTGCAATTTTAGCCATTATGTATCTCTTACTAAGATATTATCTCCATATGCTGTAACATATCTATAATGAGTCGAACCATTAGCCAAATAGTTTCCAGTTGATACATAACTCAAACCTGTGATTGCACTACCATAACTGGAAATATCCCAAGTGTGTGGGGAATTACTTGCATGAGTTGTTCTTGCTGAATCAGTAAATACGGAAAGTTTAACAGTATTTTGGTCAACTCTTTCCAATGTTAAGTAATGCCAAGTTCCTGATGATGGTAAACTAATGCTTGTACTAATTGAATAATTATTACCATTTCCTGTCCTAACTGCCATACCATAAGCTGTTGACCAATGTGTTATTGCGATTGCGTCATCAGTAGAACCACCTGTTCCACCATACCAATCCCATAAACCACCGTTACCACTAAGAACTGCTAGGGGAACAGCTTCGCCACCACCAGAACCAGAATAGGCAGTCCGTTTCCAGTCAATTTGTGCTAACCATGTGTTATCTAATGTTTGTCCAAGTGATTTTGTCATTTGATCTAAAACATGTCCTTGTGAGTTATTAACAACAAGTTCTCCACCTGTTATTGATGTTTGGCTTTGTCCACCAATATGTGTCCATCCAGATGATGAAGAAAAACCATCATCTAAAATAATTGATGGATCTACAACTTTAGCTGCTGCTCCAACAAACCCAACATTCATTAAATCCATTGGTTTCTTTAATTCTTTATTCTTTTTAATTACAGAGTCTCTATGAGACATTTATTACTCCTCTACTGCGTAGGCTGCCACAATATCACTGTCTGCTGAACCAAAACATGATATTGTTAAAATACCTATCTTACTGGCTGCTTGGTCAGATGGTTTTGCTCCTACAAATTTCCATGCAGGGAATGTTAATGTTCTAGTTGAACCATCTGTGGTTATTTTGATAGTTTTAGATTTTCCTGTTGCTCTGTTTGAAGTAGTAAAAGTCGTATCTGCTGATATTGATATTGTTTGTAGTTGGTCCCCGGATAAATCTAATGCTGTTGTAGTTGTTGATGTATCATGAATTAAGTTTTGAATATTATCTATATCATTACCACCAATATCTTGACTAGCTGTAAATGTATTAGCTCCTAAAACTGCTACGGATCCTGTTATATTGTTCTCTACTCTAATCCAATGTGTTAATAATGTTGGACAATCTTGTTTTGAAATAATAGAGTCCCCGGCCTGTATTGCTTCTGTGAAGAAACTACCTGCTACTGATACAACATATTGATCACCTGTCTTTATACAAGAAATTGGTGAAGAATCTAAATCAGGGGAATTAGTACTAGCATTATAATCACCTTTTAATGTAACACCACCAGTTACGGTAACTGGAGTTGATGTATCTAATGTACAAGAAGCGTCTAATGAACCCATTAGTTTTCACCCCTATGCCAGATTCTAACAGTTCCTTGATTACTGCTTGATGTGGCTTTTATTCTAACCACAACTCTGGTATAAGGGTTGCTTAAAGTTTCAACTGCTGGGGCTGCACCTGCTGTTTGAGCAGTAGTTGTTTTTATTTGAACCCAACCATTATCATAGTCAGTATCTGCTGTTCCAGTTAGTGCTGTTACTGGATTACTATTCAGATTTCCCCAAATATCATAATCTATGCTGTTTGAACCATGTGTATTAAAAATCGAAAATATTGATTCTCTTATTCCTCTTGTATCGATATCTAATACAATTGCAAAAGAATCGGTTGAAGTAACATCTATATTTTTACTATAACTACCAATTAAAGATCCATTACTGGCATCTACCCTTTCTCTAGTATAATCTGCCTGAGCCATACTCATATAAAGGTATTTTAATATATAAGGTTTGTGACTAGTATATAATAATTCTTAAAAATAAAAAAGGTTAGTAACCTGTTACACGAACACGAATAGTCATACTATTCACTGCGGTGTCAGCGTTATCTAATTCTTCAAATGCTACAACTGTTGCTGTAGAACTTGTTGGTGTATGACCATAAGCTTTAAATTTTCCTGTGGCTGCTGCTCCAGCTGCTGCTGGTGCGTATTGCAATAGTAGTCCTTTGTTGCTATGAAGCACTTCTGCCCCTATAACTACATCGATTCTACCGCCCAAAGAAAGGTCAACTGTATTACCGTTTGTTGCGTAATTATCTGATCCACCATATGTAACATCTACAATGGTTGATTTCAATTTTGAAGTCAATTCGCTTTGTACGGCTAGAGTTTTTCCTGTTAGACTCTTATGGTCTGAATTCTGTGCGACTGTGATTGCCATATATAAATGTAGTATTAATGGTATATAAAGTATAGTGTCCCCTTGAGGGTAATTAAATAAAAAAATACCTAAACTCGAAAGTTTTCGGTGTATGTCTAGAGTTTAATATCTCTAATTTTACCTTGAGCGATGAAACTTCTACAAACGGTTTCACCCATAGTTCTGAATACACCTTTCTCAACGAATGCATTGTTGATGAATGGGTAACCTGGACTTCTACGGGTTGCTTCGTAATACTCAGTTGGAATTGATACCATGATACCTAATCTTGGGTAACCATATCCTTCTGCATCAGATGTATCTAATGCAAATAGTCTTCCTACCTCGTCTGAATCACTAGCATTGCTTGGTGAATCTTTGGTTGGAATGAATGGAACTCCATAGACAGAGTCTACATGAATACCTACACCTGTTCCTTTGAATGTCTGAATACCGTTTACATCTACTTGAACTAATGCTTCACCGTATGGATTTGCAATACGGACTGAAGGCATGTACAAGCCTTGTATTTCGGAATAGACTTCATGGGAACCTAGGAATACATTTGGATCTTTACCAGCTTTCTTACGGATATTTCTGAGGAATACTCTTAATACATCATCAGTCATAATACCATTGGTACCTAAGGTTCCAGATGGTGAACTAACTGTTGAATCGTATGTTGATGAGCTATCTCTATCGATAACTGCACCAGAGCTTCCCTTCCAAGGATCATAGTTATCTGTACTATTTGAACCTTGTAAGTTGCCTTCTGCTTGACTTGAAACAATTCTGTCTAATGTCTCCCAATTAAGTGAGCCAGTATGAACTGCACAAGCTGCTGCTGCTCCGGCTTCTACATCAGAAAGTAACATTCTGTTTAGCAATTCTTTGTGCTGAACTGCCATGAATAGTCTAAGTGAACCTAGACCACCCCAAATGTCGTCTTTACTGTGTGTTGCCAACCATTCCATTACTTCTGAAGCACTGAAAGGTAGTTGAGCAGTTTTTGGTCTTACATCAATTTCTGCAAGTGTTGGTTTGATTGTGTCTGCGATGAGTCCTCCTTCTGCAGTACCACCTAATGCGGTGTTATTACAGGTTCCTGCATCGGCAAGTGTGTCTGCCTTGGCAGTGATAACCCTCCATCCACTCTTATCCCACGGATACTTTGGTAAGATACCGAAGGCATTGGCTTCAAGGTTTAATTGAGCCCAGGCATATGCACCAAAAATGGCGTTGAATGTACCTGTAGTGGAAGTAGTGATAGGAGCATCTGCTTTCCTAAGTGTGTTTCGGTTATAACCATAATAAAGTGCTTCTAGTTCATCAATAGTTTGAATTTTTACCATTGTGATACCTCACTTTCATCTGGTGCACCGAAGTCTCCTTTGAGAATACGTTTACCGACTACACTTAAACTTTCATAACCTTCTGCTCGTGCGGCTTTTAACACCTCACTAGTTTGTCTACCAGTAGATTTCTCTACGGTTTCCAAAGCTGCACCTGGTCTTGGAGTTTCAGTGGTGAATACTTGTTCTTCCTGAGTATAGCTTTTCTCTTGCATGCTTAGATTGTTTGTATCAGTTTCGGTTTTATTTTCCTCATCTGATTCTTTCAAACTTGCTTGCTGAGAATTACTTTGGTAAGTATCTGGGACTTTGGTTTTAGCACCAATATCATCTTCTGCTGATACTTTTGGTTTCAACGGAAGATCAGTTGGTTCTTCTAGAGCTTTTAGTCTAGATTCC